ATTTTTTTGCTATGCCAAACAATTTCACGCCGTACGACTCAAACACCGTTAGCTTGGTAGCAACTACCAGCAGTAGCTCTGTGCAAGTAATCACGCTGCCCGCTGAAACCGATATAACAATTGCAGCAATGCTGGTCACCAATGCTGGCAATGATGTTGTATTTGTAAAATTCAGCAACACCGCATCCCCCGTTGCTACAACCGCTGATATGCCTATGCTCCCTGGCTCTGCTGTTCTGGTTAGCGTAGGCGCAACGCCGATTTATGCAGCTGCTATCAGTTTAAGCGCAGGCAATACGGTTTATTTCACGCCCGGGAATGGAAACTAAAAACAAAATCTAATTAGATTGAATTAGATAGGATTAATTACATGGGAAGGCCAAAAGGATTACCAAAAACAGGTGGAAGAGTTAAGGGTAGCGGTAACCTGTTAACGTCATCAGTTCGCGATTCTTTAGTGGCAACGTACCACGCAATTGGCAGCGACGAGGGCTTTGCAAAATGGGCTACAACCGAGCGCTCTGAATTTTATAAATTATGGGCTAAAATGCTGCCAGCGGACATTAACAATAACAACCTCGGCTCCGTCACCTTTACCTGGCAAGGCAGCAATGACCCGCCCCAACAATAAAATTGTCATACCCTACACGCCACGCCGTGCGTTCATGGCATACCATGACAACAACAAACGTTTTGGCGTTACTGTGGCGCATCGCCGGGCGGGAAAAACCGTTGCTCGTATCAATAGGCTTATCAAGGCGGCTGTTCTTAGCGCGCGCCCTAACTCGCGCTTTGGCTATCTAGCGCCCTACTACGTCCAAGCTAAAGATATCGCTTGGGCGTATCTCAAATACTATTGCGCGCCGCTGATTGAGCTTGGCGCAAAGGTGAGTGAAGCCGAGCTATCCATCGTGTTGCCTAACGGGTCTATGATACGTTTGTATGGTGCTGATAACGCCGAACGGATGCGCGGCCTGTATTTTGACGGCATAGTTGTGGATGAAGCGCAAGCAATCAACCAGCAGGTGCTAACCACAATTATTTTGCCCGCCCTTGCCGACCGTCAAGGCTGGCTTGACGTTTCCGGCACACCGCGCGGCTGGGAAAACTTGCTCGGTAAACTGGTTAAAATTGCCCGCGAAAATCCAGACCAATGGTTTCTACAGATTCTCAAAGCATCACAGAGCGGTATTTTGCCAACAGACGAATTGCAACGTCAGCGCGACTTACTCAGCGATAACGAATACGACCAAGAATTTGAATGCAGCTTCGATGCGGCCATTACCGGGGCGGTATATGGCGCACAAATAGCAGCAGCAGACGCCGCCGGGCGTATCACAGCCGTTGAACCGCTGGATAAACCCGTTAACACCGCATGGGATTTGGGTTTTGATGACAGCACCGCCATATGGTTTTGGCAATTGGCAGGCGCAAGCGAGATACGCATTGTTGATTATTTTGAGGATAGCGGCCAGCCTATCGACCATTACTGTGATGTATTGGCAACAAGGGGGTATAAATACGATAAGCATTTTGTGCCCCATGATGCCGCTAACAAGCTGCTGGCTGCCGGCGGGCGCAGTATCGTACAGCAAGCCTATCAGCTAGGCGTCAAGATGACCGTCATTCCGGCAACGTCACAGCAAAACGGTATCGAGGCGGCACGCAAAACCCTTGATTTGTGCTGGTTTGACGAAAAGAACTGCGCATCGGGCATAGACGCATTGCGCAACTATCAATATGAATTCGACAAAGACCGCCGGGTATTCCGCTCTAAGCCGCGCCACGATTGGTCAAGTCACGCTGCTGATGCATTCGAGATTATCGGCCAGGCATGGCGCAACCCCATTATTGCCGCGCAAAAACCTAAGCCAAAATTCCTGCACGAAGCAACCGCTGATGATTTGTTCTGGGGCGATTTGAAACAAAACACACGAAAGATTAATCGCATATGAGCACGGCAGCTGATTATAAGAAAATCATTAAATCGTATGAAAACAACGCCAAGAAGTGGACGGCGCAATCTAATGCTATTCAGCGTCGCTATAAAGGTCAAACAGACGAGCAGCGCCGTATTGAAACTTTTCGCTACAACATCTTATGGAGCAACGTGCAAACGCTGCAACCCGCGCTTTACGCTAAAAACCCTACGCCAAACGTATCACGCCGTTTTGATGATAAAGACCCGGTGGGACGCGTCGCGGCTGATGTGTTGGAACGCTGCCTAAAATACATCGTTTCATGCGACAATTACGGCCAAGTCATACGCCAATGCGTTATAGATTATCTTTTATCAGGGCGCGGCACGCCATGGGTACGGTATGTGCCCCACATCACTGTTGTTGAGGGTGAAACACTTGAAACACCGGCAGCAAAAGATGATGGCGAATCCCTAACTGGCACTGCGCCTGATTCTGTTGCCATTGAAACACCTGAAACACCAAAGGAACCAGATGAACACCTTGCCTACGAGGAGGCTGTTGTTGATTATGTGTACTGGGATGATTTTGGCTGCTCAAATGCGCGTACTTGGGATGAAGTACATCAGGTATGGCGGCGCGTTTATCTTACGCGGGCGGAGCTTATAAAGCGGTTTGGTGAGGATGTTGGCAATAACATCCCCCTAGACCATAAGCGACCCGCAGAAGCCTCTGATAACACTAATGGCATGGCTGATAATGCCAACGACAAGGCCGTTATCTATGAGCTGTGGTGCAAAACCACCAAAATGGTGTACTGGATAAACACCAGCTATGAGGGCATATTAGAAGAGCGCAAAGACCCGTTACTTCTTAAAGATTTTTTCCCCTGCCCTCGCCCGCTGCTGGCTAACGTTATCAACAACAGCGTGTTGCCTGTGCCTGATTATGTTGAATATCAAGACCAAGCATTACAGCTTGATGATTTCACCAATCGCATCGGCATGTTATCGCAGGCAATCAAGGTTGCGGGTGTGTATGACGCCTCTGCGCAAGGCATACAGCAGATTTTAGCGGACGGCGCATCAAACGTGCTGATTCCCGTCGACCAATACGCTTTGCTGGCTGAAAAAGGCGGCATCAAAGGCATCATTGATTTTATGCCTATGGAGGAAATAGCCAATACGTTGTTGATTCTCTACGATGCACGCGAACGGGTTAAAAACGACCTCTACGAGATAACCGGGCTTGCTGATATTTTACGCGGCGCATCAAACGCTATCGAGACGGCCACGGCGCAACAGCTAAAAGGCCAGTTTGCCACCTTGCGACTAAGTGAGAGACAATCGGAAATACAGCGTTTTGCCCGTGATGTGTTGCGTCTTTTGGGTGAAATAATCTCTACGAAATTCAACGTGGAAACATTAAAGAAAATTAGCGGCGTGCAGCTGTTAACAGAACCTGAAAAACAGCAAGCCTTGATGATTAAACAGATGCAGCCAGACCAAACGTTGGGTGACATTGAGGATTATTTAGAAGAACCGACATGGGACGAGGTTATTGCCTTATTGCGCGATGAACCGGCCATGATGTTTCGCATTGATATTGAAACCGACAGCACTATCAAGGCCGACCAGCAGCAGGAACAGGCCGATAGAATAGAATTCCTAGCCGCTGTAGGCTCTTTCCTTAAGCAAGGGGCAGAAGCAGCCGCCACCGCGCCAGAATTAGTGCCGCTGATGGGTAAAATGCTGATGTTTGGCGTGCGCGGGTTTAAAATTGGTAAAGACTTAGAGGCGTCTATTGAGGATTTTGTTAACAAGGCTGAGGATAATTTCAAAGCGCAGCAAGGCCAGCCAAAACCAGACCCTGAGATGGCCAAGATTCAAGCGCAGCAACAAATTGAAATGCAAAAAATGCAGAATCAATTGATGCTTGAAACAGAAAAAGCAAAAATATCAATGGAATTAGAGCGGGATAAACAAGCCGCCCAGAATGCTGATAATCAGCGCGAGCAGCAGCTTACTGCCGCGCGAGAGCAGCAAAAAATGCAGAACGAATTGCAGCTAGAACAGTTTAAAGCGCAAAACGAGCTGGAATTGGAAAAGATGCGCATTGATGCGGAAACGCAGCGTGCCTTGGCTGTTGAGCGCATCAAATCCGATACGGCAATCCTTGTGGCTCAAATTGGCGCACAGCAAAAAATACAATCAGAACAAATGGCAACAGAGCGCACGCTTATTGATGCGGCAAGCCAGCCTATGGTGGAGGATGTTGATTAATGACAACGTATGTTATGCGTAATGGCGAATTAGTGGATAAAGACCTGGCTGAACCCTTAGAGGTTGGCAGCCGCATCCAAATCATACGCGAGATTGAGCCGTATAAGGCCGTTGCCGCTGATGTTGCCACTGGCCGCGCACCTATCATTAAATCGCGTGCAGACCATAGAGAGTTCATTAAGCGCAACGGTTACATAGAAGTTGGCAGCGAAAAGCCGAAACCCCGTGCGCCTATTGAAATGAGCAGTCCCCGTGAAATCCTTAAAGCCCAACTAGAAAGATTACGATAATGTCACTTGATACAGAAATTGAAGTACGGAACAACGTTGAAGTTGAAGATAAACAGCTCGATGTGCTGGCCGAAACCCCAGAAGTTAACGAGCCTGCGCCAAATGACATTGCTGGCCAGATTCGCAAAGCCGCTAAAGAAGTAAACGAAAGGGCCGCTGCTGCGCCAAACACGGAAACCGCTACAAAAACCGTTACAGCGACAGCAAAGCCAGACGGCAGCAAACCGGAAACAACCACCGAAACCGCGCCCACTGTTGTTCCTGCGCCTAATTCATGGTCTGCTGATGCAAAGAAAGATTGGGAGAAAATCCCACCGCACTTGCAAAAGGAAATATCCAGACGCGAGGCCGAAATTCACAAAACAGTTACCCGCTATGACGAAGAACGCTCGCTAGGCAAGCAGATTAAAGACATCATCAATCCCTATTCCGCTATGATTAAGGCCAACGGCAGCACAACAGAGCAAACCATAGGAAGTTTGCTTAATACGGCCTATGTTTTAGAGACCGGCAGCCCAGAGCAGAAAAAAACGCTTTTCGCACAATTAGCAAAGGCGTATAAGGTTGAATTAGAAGGTCTGAGTTCTCCAGCTTCTTTCGTTGACCCGCAGATTGAAACCCTGCAACAGCGGCTTGACCGCTTGGAATACGAAAGACAGCAAGAAACGACTACTAAAAAGCAGCAAGAAACCCAAGCTATCGAAAATGATATTGCTAAGTTCGCTTCTGACCCTGAGCACGTGCATTTTGCAGAAGTTAAAAGCCACATGGCCGCACTTTTACAAAATGGCCTCGCAACGGATTTGAAGGACGCATATCAACAGGCAGTTTGGGCAAACCCAAAGACCCGCTCCACTCTTGAGCTGAAAAAGCAACAAGAAATTCAAGAGAAGATTAGGGCTGAAAACAAAGCCAGAGCATCATCCGCACGGGCGGCCAGCGTTTCCATTACTGGAGCACCCACATACGGTGTCACCAATAAGGAAGATGAATTAAGCGGGCGCACCATAGCGGAACAGTTAGCTTCGGCGGCAGCAAGACTAAGCTCAAATCGACTCTAATTAACCCTCACCCTCATAGGAATTCATATGGCATTAGCGAGTCCATCCGCAACGCTATCCGAAATCGTAACGAGCACCCTGCGGTATCGTTCAAAGGATTTATCGGATAACGTATCTAAAAACAACGCCCTGCTTAACCGCCTATCAAAGCGCGGCAAGATTAAAACCGTTCCCGGCGGGCGCACCATTGTGCAAGGCATTGAATATGCCGAAAACGGCACGTTCAAATATTACAGCGGTTATGAGACCCTGAATATTTCGCCCTCAGACGTGTTCACCGGCGCAGAGTTCAACTATGCCCAAGCAGTGGTTGCAATCTCTATTTCCGGCCTTGAAATGCTGCAAAACAGCGGTGAGGCGGTTGTGTTTAACCTGCTGGAAGAGCGCATCGGCAACGCCGAACGCACAATGCGCAACAACATTGCTATCGGCGTTTATTCTGATGGCACTGGTGATGGCGGGCGTCAAATCGGCGGCTTGCAATTGCTTGTTGCAGCAACCCCTACAAACACCGTGGGCGGCATCGATGCATCTACCACGATAGGCAGCTTTTGGCGCAATATCTCGTTCTCTGCCGTTACCAACGGCGGCGGCGCGGCAACCAGCGCAAACATTCAGAGCTACATGAACCGTGTTTGGATTCAGTTGCAACGCGGCGCTGATGGCACTGATTTGATTGTTGCGGATAACAACTATTACCGCTTGTATCTCGAATCGTTGCAATCCATTCAGCGCGTCACATCACCTGATATGGCGGATGCTGGTTTTGCATCGCTGAAATACATGAACTCAGATGTTGTTCTTGACGGGGGCTTTGGCGGCGGTTCACCAACCAACACCATGTACTTCCTGAATACGAACTACATTTTCTTCCGTCCACATGCGGATAGAAACTTCGTTCCAATCGGCGATGACCGCTTTGCAGTCAACCAAGATGCAATGGTCAAGTTAATCGGCTTTGCCGGCAACATGACTGTATCTAACCGGCGCTTGCAAGGCGTCCTAACAGCTTAAGGAGTATTTATGGCTTATATTAACACTACGCCTCGCGCTGGTATTCCTGATATAATTGGCGTTCAAAAAGCGCCTTATTCTATTGGGATAACCGGATTACCAACAACCCCACTTGAAACGTTCTTGGGACAAATTGTCACGGGTTACGATAACGCGGCCACTATCAACGCTGGCGGTGAATTTATTTACCTTGCCGTTGCCACCTCGACAGCTATCCCCTTGGGGACGATTGTTGTGTGGGATGCGTCAAACTACCGCGCCACAGCTATGCCTACCAGTTCGGGCAACACAGCGCGTCCAGTAGCGGTTGCTATTAACGCAATCACTTCTGACGCTAACAACGTGCAGTATGCATGGTTTCAAATCCAAGGCCGTGCCGCAGTGCTTAAAACCGCTGTAACCGTTCCTACAAACTCGCGTTTGTTTATCTCTGGTACGGCAGGGCGTTTTCACCTCGCCGCATCGGCTGGTAAAACCATTGTGGGCGCACGCACTGCAAACGCAGCTTCGGTTACTAGCACCACCTCGACCGTACTGGTTGATTTGTACCGTCCGGTACTCCAAGGCGCATAAGATTCTGTGCTCCCCCCAGAATGAA